TCACCCTTGACACCTGGTAACAATTTCTTGTGCTTAGGTGTCTTATAGGGGAAACCACATGAAGTTTGCATGGGTAGACGATCGATAAATCTCACGCCAGGCACACCATTAATCGCGTCTTTCTGCGACAACATGTATGCTTTCCAATCAGGTTTTTGAAATTTCAGAACATGCTCAACCATAACGGCTTTCGCAAATTCCGCCCTTCCTTCTGGAACCGATGCATTCATAGCACAAAATTTCTTTAAGTGCCTGAACTTCACTGCCCTTCCAGCCATTACTGGAGGGCCGTGGGTATCAACAAACCCTCGCTCACGCAAAAACGGAGCACCAATGGTCTCTGTCACATGTGACTTCGGTTGTTGCCGAAAGCCATCAAATGACCCCAAAACCATCATTCCACCCAAATCCTCGAGATACTGGATTGGGCTTCGGGTATGGAGGGGTGTTAATTTACCGACTTTTTCTTGATTCTGTCCCATAAAGGCATCATTACCAGAAATCAAGTCGTCGAACTGTTTACCGCAAAGGTTATAACTCAGACTCCTCTGAGTCGACAGTTCAACTTGAAGCCACATGTGCAAGCCGACAAGCACTGGGCCTTGAGGTGAGAGAGCCAATAAAATTGAACCACAATCACCTTTCTCCGTGATAGCACTCGTTCCCTCCCCGGATACCCAGGTGGGTTGATTGTTCACCATCATGGAGTGAATGCGCTTAATTTTGTCCACTATAAGTGTACCATCTTTAGCGCGTCCAATGCGAAGTGCTGGCCCAACAAAGTTCAACATGTCAGCATCTGGGATGCTAGTCTGAATTGCTCTTTGGGCAGGCATCGCGGGAAAGTGCAGGATAGATGTTTCATCGTCGAACTTCTCCAACGAGTAGCCATCAGCTATACACCTCGCTTCTCTGATCACATTCGTCTTTGTGGAGTAATAGACTGTGACAGAAAAAATAGATTTTGTCCCCTCGACCTTATCGAAAAAGTGAGTCGGTAACAAAATCTTGTTTCCACCTATCAGAACACCAGTTCCTCCGACTACACGGAGTAACCCAGCGACGTCTGTATCCCATCTTATGGAGACACGGACTAAGAATCGGTGGAAGTAGCGCACGATTTCCGTAGTGTCTGCACCCTTAAGCGACTTTGACGGTCGGGGTGCATCTATGATATCACATTTATAATCATGCATGCGCCACACATTCTCAGGTTCATTGCCTGGGACCATTTGAGCTATAAGACCACCCTGAGGTATCAGGACAGCCTCATCCACTTTTTCCACGACAACTTTACGTTTCGGGATAAAGTTCTTCACCAGAAGATATAAGGTAGAAGCCCCAAGAGTCAACACAGCAACCATAGTGAGAATCTCCACTGTACCACCTAATTTTTCAAACACAATAGCTCCAGCGTGCTTGACAATATCAACCATATTACCTGCCTGCATAGCAGCAAATAACATGATCTGGTGGAACATCATCTCCAATAAAGATTGAAACATATGATCTTTCCCAAACAGCTTTAGAGCATTGAGAGGATACATAATGGCCCAACCTAATAGGAGCAAGGGTAGCCCGAACAATGTCGGCAAACACGAGATGCAAAAAGATAACCACCGCACAAAGGCCCAACCTCGCATGAATGACCATACGAAATTAGCTGCCAAATAAAAGGCGGTATTGGGCAATTTTCGGCTCTCGAGAAAGCACTTGAAGAAGAAAGAGTTTGAAAATTTCAGAGACTCATTTGCTCCATCAAAGAAGCTACTCATGAGAAAGCGCCCACGAGGTCTCTCTTCTTCATCACCAGCCTGGTTTATAAGAAGTGTGTCAGAGCCTTCCGTGGGTTCCTCAGAATCGCAGTCATCATCAATCACAGGAAATTCCTCATCTTCTGACTCGATACTGGGGTGCCGCTCCCTTCGTTGAGTTTGCCACTCATCCATCATTTCATCAATCGAAGAATATGGTGTTTGAGAAACAACCTCATCCACAGGTTCTTCCAACTTGGTCTCACAAAAGAGCCCGTCTGGATGATTGCCATATGGAATGCCACACACGTCACACATCAACGTGTCTTTCATATTCCTCATGGAATGTAGAAACTTCGTTTCACTCTCCATGTGTTCCTTTGTGGCTTTCTGATACCACCTCAAAAATTGAAACATGTTCATTTTCTGAAGTCCATCAATAGGAACAAATTTCCCGTCTTCACTAATCCGGGGACCATTGGCCGCAGCCCGTTTGGGAACTGTAGTAGCTCGTTCAACGGATATAGACCAAAGATCGGGATAACCCGTCGTGGTGGGGACTTTTTTTGCGTCCAACCACCCTTCGGGTGTGCAGAATTCAGGTCGCAACTCCAGAAAAATTCTGTACTGCAGACGGCGAAAAGCAGCCGATGTGTCTACATAGTAGTCATGAATATTTAAATTCTCGACATTAGATGTAACAATAGCCAAATCTGCTAAGATAGGCTTCGTACCCTTGTCTTCAAGAGCTGCACATTCCGCCATTTCAGCGACGGTATTGATGACTCGGAATAAGTCATCATGAAAGGGATCAATACCCATGACCTTATCAGGTCGATGAATAACTGCGTCGTCAAACACAATACACCATTGGTTCGACTGGTATGAATCCCAAAATCTCGCACCAGGTCGTCTGATATAAGGTCGGATCTCGACATCCTTATTGAAGATCTTACCAAAGTAATTTGTCATGATCTCAACAAAAGATGTTTTACCGATTTTAGACCTACCAGCGACAACTGATACGAAGGGACAGCGACGCAATTGCGTAGCTGTCACCGTGCCAATGAATTTCATAAGTAACTCATTGGTCTTCAAATAGCGCGAGTGAACGGTGTGAATCTCACGCTTATCGATCCCTACACTCCTCATCGTCGAAATTATCTCGCGCCCCTGCTTGAGGAGTTCTTGGGTGCGCGTGATCAGCTCTTGAGCATCATTGGGGATCATATACTCAGAGAGCCGCCTCTCTACTTCGAGATTGTCATTGTACCACTTCTCATATGTGGTTTCACTGTGGAAGAAATCCGACCACCTACCAGAGCGAATACACTGGTAAAAATTGGTGAACAACTTCTTGGTCATCTCAATAATATTGACAACGACATCGAGTGAAGTCTCCCATTTAGATAAGAAACAACGCTCAAATTCCTTTCGGAGATCTCGTTCACGACACTTCTCTGGACCATGGAGAATGAGTGACGTAACATACACGTAAAGACGTTTAATTTGGGTCCAGGCTTGAGAGTTCTGAAACTTCTTAAACCATTTTGACAAGGACGTGTCATTTGCCGCGTTAGGAGCTTCCCACTCCTCAGAGCCTTGTTGTATCACGGAAGAATACAGCTGTTCAAAACGAGCATATATTTCTTCCATGCTTCCTACTTTAGCATGATGCACAAGTAAGGTCATCGCAAAAGGGACGCAATCAGCGATCGTCTTCGAAAATGTCATAGTAATACCAAACATAAGAAGATCAAAAAGCATACCCTTCTGCGCAAAGATAAAGTCCATCGAGGATTGATATTGGACCGTCTCTTTTCTGGCACGTGCCTTGGCACGTATTTTGCCACGAACCTTCTCTCTTAGCTTGTCTTTGTTTTTAGCAAATTTAGCTGAAGGTTCTTGTTTCGCCTTGGCTTCAATTGCCTTGGCACATAATCGCTCCTCCTTCTTTTCTTTTTGGAGGTCAAGATTCCGGAGTTGTCGCGCGAACTTTTCGCACGACTGGACAGTTTTTGAAAGCTCTTTTGGGTTCATCATTTTGGTGTGTCCAGAGCTTAAAAGGGATGTTATTTCTCCTGCCCAAGGATACCCGCTGGGTTCTTACCTGCGGTTGTACACCGCGTCATAGGGTCTTCATACTTCAAAGAAGGAACTAATTTGTTGGATATGACGTTTAGATCAAAGAGGTCGCAACTGAGCACAGTGAGTACCAAATGCTTATGGTAATATATGCTACTCAACAATAGTTCAACCAAACTTCGCAGGACTTTCTCAGAAGAGAGTCCGATTAACTCGCTTTGTTTTGTTTCACATTTTATATTGTTTTCGGTTTTACATTTCTTGGTGTAGGGTTGAGAAATAAGATAAATCTAATCCCTCAGGAAAATGCAAAAAAAGGGGGTGGCCAAAATACGCTGGGCCTTGCGGATCCGTTTATAAGCACGATACAATGCTTCTAGTCAATTGGAAATAAGGGGTAAAGTGGACGTGACATACTAATGCATGGTACTCACGCGCTGTGAATTAAAAATCCAGAGCGGGTGAATGGCATGGATCAATAACTCACGTATGAAACCTACTACATAATAGGCAGCCTTACGGCTTTAATGCAAAAATAACTGACTAGTGTTATTATG